ATGCGCCACTTCGAGATTAGATGTAGCGACTTTTACGCCATGAATAGGATGACGAAGATAATAAACAGCCATATTAACTCCTATGAGGGCCAGGCGACCCGTAGGTCGCCCGTGGTATTAGTATTAAGACGCTACCAGCGGAACTGAGAACCATTGAGTCGCACTATAGGCCACAAACATAACTGAGGTCTTAGCAGCCATAGAATATGCGGTGCCAGAAGCAACAGCGTTAATAGCGGCGCTGTTGGAATCATTAGCCGAATACACTTTAAGAATAGCATTAGCCGTATCATCATTTTTCACGATGACAACAAGACCTGCTACACCGGTTGGTAACGCAACACCTTTAGTTCCGTCAGCAGCCGTGACCCAGCTAAAACCAGCGCCAAGAGCGGTAGCTGTGGCTTGGTTCGTTCCTGCTGCTGCTGGTTTAGCGACAGCAAGATTAAGCGTAGACGCCGTAACTGCGCCTGTAATTGATGCGCCTGTGATCGTTGGATTTGTAATGACAGCGCCGTCGATGGTCGTGCCGCTTACAAGCTGTGGATCAGAGTAGGCAACACCAACTGGTTTGGTATTGACCATTTTAATCTCCTAAAAGAAAAGAGTGGGCCAAAGCCCACCCTATTAAGCGACGCGGTAAACAACCCAAGTAGCTGCCGCTGTGCGAACAAAGCGGAAGATGCCAGAGGTGACAGCAGCAGCCGAAGCTGAATTGATGGCAAGATAAACGTTACCAACAAACGTGACACCTGTGTTAACAGCAAGGTTAACAACGTCGCCGCTGGTCGTTGAGATGTTGATAATAGAAACATCAAACGTGCTGCCAATCTTAGCGTTCGTCAGCAGAGCATCCAACTGCGCGCCCGTTGGAACGGTCACGACAGAAGCGCCTGCGCCGCCACTTGCAACAGTAATAATGCCTGACGTAGCTTGAGCTGCCGTAAGCGTATTAGCTGCGCCCGTTAGAGCTGTAATCGAGCCTTGGTCGTTCAATACCTGTTCATTAAGGTTGCCATCGCCTAACTGATAGCCACCACCGACTGAAGGAAGTGCCATGTGATTTAACTCCTAAATTGCGAGAAAGAAGGGGCTTTTGCCCCCTCTTATTAGCCCCAAAGACGAGCGGCCATTACCGGACGGATCGCGCTGTAGCCATACAGCACGTCAATACGGCAAGGCATACGGTCATTGTTGATGTCGTATTGGCGGACAATACGCAACGAAATGCCGTTGTGAACCTGACGCGAAGCCATATCAACACCTTGTGGAAGGAGAAGATCGGCAGTCGCGAAAGAGATCGCGTCTTTGTGATGGATCAAGTTCTGTGGATACGTCGTCGAAGCAGCGCCGAGGAATGTGATAGCAGCGCCCGAAACAGGGAAGCTGTTGACGGTTGCTAGAGCGTTTGTTGACGTATAGATCGCAGGAGAGATCGACACGCTCGAATAAGCAGACGACGCAGCGGTGTTAGCCGCAGTTACTACGAACTGCTGAAGCGAACCAGTTGACTCACGGGTCTGCGGGTTGACAGCATACACACCAGCGATGGTGAACACGTCACCAACAGCAAGTGTTTCACCGGTCGTTGCACCGCTGATGCCAATCGTTGACTGACCCTGCGTCGCAACAGTCGTCGTTACAGTGTAAGACGCTGAAGTATTACGCGAGCCGGTCGTGAACTGACGGATCGACTGCGTCATGTTCAGCTCGTCGTAGCCAAGGATACCTTCGCCCATCAAGCCGTTTTTGAACTGCTTGCTGATGGTATCAACTGGGTTGAACAAGCCTTTCATGCCTTCGATCAGACCAGCGTTAGCGGCTGGGTTGACGGCGACATAACGCTGAGACATCGGCGTAGCGAACTCGTTCAGCTTCTGGTTGCCCTGAAGAAGAACAAGCGACGTAGCAGGCGTGGTGCCTGGCGTGCCAACAGAGTTATAGATCTGCTGATAAGCATTAGCGACGTCCGCGTCGATGCTGGAAGCAAGCTGAGAAATACGTGGCTTAAGCACGCGTTCAGCAAAGTCGTCCAACTGCATCGTAAGTTCGGCAGACGTAAAGTTCACGCCAATGTGCTTCTGTGAAGAAACCGTCAAAGTCGTGTATTGCTCGTTGTCGTCCTGAACCTGAAGAGCAGCGCCGTCCGTGACCAAAGCGCGGTCAGGAAGACGGATACGGAGGGTCGAACCGATCTTAGCGCCTTCGACGGCAAAGCTGTCGTCATACTGGCGGTTGACCGTGCGGGTGATTACAAGATTGTTCTCCAGAATTTCCAGAGCCTTTCTCGTAATCATATCAATTGTTAAGAGTGAATTGCTCATTTTATGTCACCTATCTGCGACGTTGAGCCTCTAACTTCCTAAGTTGCCGCTGTCTATCCGCTTCAATCCATTCAGATGTAGACATTGATTTCATTGACCGGGGGTCAGTTGTATCATACGTCGGGGCACCAGATGAACGCGGAGCAACAGGAGCAATAGGAGCAGGGGCAGTTGATGTCCTTTTAACCGGCGGATCTGACGCTAGTTTAGCCTCAAGTTTACCGATCTCCCGTGCCTGCAAGACAGGCGGTAATCTGGAAATCCGATGTGCTTCTTTTGGATTAGACCCAAGGTGATAAATCACATCGGGGCCAATATCAGAAGCCTGGATGGCCTGCGCCATTACGTCCGTTACAGGAAGATTCGGGTTATACGCGACTTGTTCAAAGTCGTCATACTTAGCCCGAGCGTCTTCCTCACGGTCGTGATACGCATCCAAAAGAGCCGCTTGTTGCTTTGCGGCCTCCCGTTGTGCCAGCATCTCTTGAGCTTTACGCTCGGCTAATGCTTCCGCATAGGCTTGCGCGTTCTCAAAATCATCTGGCGCGGGTGGAGGTGCGACCGGCTGTCTAGCCTGTTGCTCCGCAAGCCGTTGAGCCTGCTCTCTTTCCCATTTGCGCTGTTCTCTTGCAAGGCGTTTTCCAACAATAGCGTCCAACTCTTCTTGAGTGAACGATTTTGTGGTTTGTTCCTCCGGCGTCTTCTCAACAGATTCAGGTGCCGCCGTGGCTTCCTGTTCCGGCGCGGGGCTGATCTCCGCTACAGCCTGTTCTTCATCACTCATGTGCTACCTAGCTTTCCGGCCAGTCGGTTAATTGATAGTATTACTCTTACACAGTTGGAACGTCAACTAAATCCCATGCCTGTGTTGACTCATTCCATACATACGGTTTGTTATCCGTAGGCATAAGAACAGGCGCATACCAATTTGTATCTGGGCCTAAGAGCCAAGATGGATATGGTTTAGGCGCTATAAAAGCATCCAGATCCTTATCGTAAGTATAGCCTATGCCCGCGTATCTTACGCGCATATTGTTGTTATAACTGGTTTGAACCCAGTTGCCGCCAAACAAACGCTCACAAAACGCCTGTCCGATGCTTTCTTTTTCAACGCCGTCAGCCGTTGAATTGTCTTTTGTGTCCACCACGATCACGCGGAGGACGACATTGTTTGCGTCTAACTCTGCAAAATGAGCCATGTCACTTTTCCAATTGTAAAGCGGTTAATTCGTTCTCGTCACCAATTACGCCAATTGGAAACGTATTAAAAGCCAAACTGATCCGCGTGTCTTCGCCCTCTACAGGCTGAACCATATGCGTCAGCGAGGAAGGAAATAACACAAGATCGCCAGTGCCGACAGGATACCACCAACTCTCGGAATTGTATGCGTTCCATTCGGCAGGCGGAAATTTGATTTGCTGATATCCGTCGCGGTAAAAGAAGATCTTATCCCTATCCTTATAAGCGTTTACATAATAACATCCTGAGATCAGTGAGTTAGGGTGCGCGTGTTTGTGATGAAATTGCCCTGGCTTTGTCCAGTTCAGCCAAGACTGTGTGATCTTTAAACGCGCGTCGTTCTTGGGACAGTAAGTCGCCATGAAGTATTCATGCAATGATTTTTCGATAAATTGACGAAGATTTAATAGTTTTTTCTGTTTTAGCAGATATTTATCTTCACTACTTGTGTTGCCTTCATTAGCTCGCTGAGACTGATTAACAAGGAAATCTGTATCCACCTCGCCATCATATTTAAAAAACCCGATTGGAATCGGGAAAAGATTTTCCATTATCACGCGAGAGCTTTCTCTAATTCGGCTTCCTTAACGCCCATTTCTTCAAGCTGTTTGGCTGTGTAGATAGTGTTTATGCTATCTTCAAATGCCTTTATCTTGTCGATTGTTTCGTAGACTTCTTGCATCGTAGGGCAAGGACGTTCATCTTCCCAACGGGTAAATATGCCATTGCTAATCTCCCATTTTGCGTCTGGGCGTAGGAGATACATAGCTGTGTTTATGCCGTAGAGTTTGTAGATTTTTTTCATTAGTTAAACTTTATAATTACGATACCAGAACCGCCTGCGCCGCCAGAACCAGACGAATTTGCGCCGCCGCCACCACCGCCTGTATTAGCTGTTCCCGCTGCGCCACTTCCACTTATAGCGCCGTTACCTCCACCACCAGAACCGCCTGTTCCCGCCGTTCCGCCCGATGATTTTGCGCCTGCGCCGCCGCCGCCAGCATACGGCGTTCCGCTATATGCAGTTCCCGCGCCGCCATTGCCGCCATTTGTTGAACTAGCGTTACCGCCAACTGCACCAGCACCACCACCACCACCTCCATGAGTATATGTGGTTCCATCAGTGCTATATGGGCCGCCTGAATTTCCTTGAGATGGTGTTGTTGACGGGGTATTACCTGCACCGGCACCACTAGCAATACCGCCGCCGCCAGACCCGCCTGACCCTGCCGCTCCTGCCGAACCCGCGCCGTTGCCACCGCCTGCGCTTTCTATTTTAGCTCCACTTCCAACAGCATTAGTATTCCAACTTGAAACAGATCCGGCACTTGTTGAACTTCCTGGCCCACCAGCGCCAACAGTCACAGTATATGTTGTTCCGGCTGTTACTGCATATGATGTTCCTGTTCGATAGCCGCCCGCTCCACCCCCACCACCTGCCGATGCAGTATTACTTAAATTACCTCCGCCGCCGCCGCCAGCAACAACAAGATAATCAATAGATGTGCAGCCAGTGGGGATTGTTACTGTAGCAGAAGAAGCAAATGTAACTGATGTGCCAATAGCAATTGAATATGAGAGAATGACTATGCCAGAACCGCCAGAACCGCCGTTAGAATAGGCAACGCCGAAACTACCACCACCACCACCGCCGCCGCCAGTATTAGCTGAACCACTGCCGCCTGTAGTATTGTTTCCATTGCTTCCAGCGCCGCCGCCGCCAGATCCTGCATTACCAACTATAGCACCACCGCCACCTCCGCCGGCATAAGTAGTTCCAGAATAGGCAGTTCCGTTGCCGCCATAACTTGCGCCATTAGTATTTCCTGCTTGGCCCGCTCCCCCGCCGCCACCTCCATTTGTCAATGCTACAGATGCACCACCATTATTACCCTGACCTGATGTAGCAGTGCCGCCATTAAACGCCGTAGCAACGGTTCCACCACCACCGCCAGAGCCACCGTTTAATCCAACA